ATATTCTTTGTTTATTCCAATGGAATGGAACTACGAAGGATTTATAGATAGATATGGTATGCCTGTTTTTGACACGCCAGAGGGACCTGTAAAGAGTGCAGATGGATCTTGGATTGAGTATGGGGTTATTGAGCATTGGCAAAATGAGGTGGATGGTTTAAAAAATAACCAAGATGCTTTAAATGAATACTATCGTCAGTTCCCTAGAACAGAAAATCACGCATTCAGAGATGAGGCTAAACAATCTTTGTTCAATCTTACTAAGATATACGAACAAATAGATTACAATGAAGACTTACGAAATACAAATGTTTTAACCAAAGGTAGTTTCCAATGGGAGAATGGCATACAAGATACAAAGGTTATATTTGTTCCAAACAAAGACGGAAGATTTATAGTTTCTTGGGTTCCACCTAAACATCTTCAAAATCGTGTAATTATAAAGAATGGAATCAAGTTTCCTGGCAATGAACACTGCGGAGCATTTGGATGTGACAGTTATGATATATCTGGAACAGTAGATGAAAGTAGAGGGTCTAAAGGAGCCTTACACGGGCTTACAAAATTTTCAATGGAAGATGTACCACCAAATATGTTTTTCCTTGAATATGTAGCAAGACCTCAAACGGCTGAAATATTTTTTGAAGATGTACTTATGGCACTCGTATTTTACGGAATGCCTATTCTTGCAGAAAATAATAAACCACGTTTGCTTTACTATATTAAAAGAAGAGGATATAGAGGTTATTCAATGAACAGACCAGATAAGGTTTGGAATAAGCTTTCCCCTGCTGAAAAAGAAATCGGGGGGATTCCGTCAGCTTCACAAGACATCTTACAAGCTCATGCCGCAGCAATTGAATCATATATAGAAAGTAATGTTGGATTACAAGAGCACGGATACGGATCTATGTATTTCCAGAAAACACTGAATGACTGGGCGAGATTTAATATAAACAACAGGACAAAGCACGATGCAACAATTAGTAGTGGTTTAGCTATTATGGCTTGCAATAAAAGTTCTTATACGCCTGTTTTTTCTGTGCCTAAAGAAGTTGTGTCATTAGGATTTAAAAAGTATAATAACGAAGGATATAGTTCAAAAATAATATAATAGATGATTTATAGCAATAATAATAGTTCTTTCCCTAGTCAGGTAGTACCGGACTCAGTAAAACAAAGCTACGAATATGGCGCAAAAGTTGGTAGAGCTATTGAAAACGAATGGTTCAGGGGCGATAGAGTTGGCGGAGCAGGAAATAGATGGGGTTCAAATTGGCAAAACTTTAATAGACTAAGACTATATGCTAGAGGTGAGCAATCAGTTCAGAAGTATAAAGATGAAATGTCTATTAATGGGGATTTGTCTTATTTGAATTTAGATTGGAAACCAGTACCAGTAATACCTAAATTTGTGGACATCGTAGTAAATGGCATATCAAGTAAGCATTACGATATTAAAGCGTACGCTCAAGATCCAGATTCTATTAAGAAAAGAACAGGGTTTGCTGCAAATATCTTAAGGGATATGATGACTAAGCCTTTATTGGATAAAATACAACAGACCCTAGGGGTTAATATGTACAGTAGTCCTGATCCTGATAACTTGCCTGAGGACAAAGAAGAACTTGAAATAAGAATGCAATTAAGCTATAAACAAGAAATAGAAATTGCGGAAGAAGAGGTTATAAACCAAATATTGGATAGAAACAAATATCCTTTAATAAATAGAAGATTAACTTACGATTTAGTTGTATTAGGAATTGCGGCAACTAAAACAAGTTGGAATAAAGCAGAAGGCGTGCGCGTAGAATATGTGGACCCCGCTAACTTAGTATACTCATATACAGAGGACCCTAACTTTGATGATATATATTATGTTGGTGAAGTAAGATCCGTTACGCTTGAGGAAGTTAAAAAACAATTTCCTTATTTAAGTAACGAAGATTTAAAAGAAATAGAAAAATACCCTGGCGATACAAATTATACTAGAAACTTTTATGGTCAAGATTATGACACACAAAATGTTCAAGTATTATATTTTGAATACAAAACATACTCTAACCAGGTATTTAAAATAAAACAAACAGATTTAGGGTTGGAAAAAGCATTGGAGAAAACTGATGATTTTAATCCACCTGAAAATGATAACTTTACAAGAGTATCAAGAAGTATTGAAGTAATATATCAAGGAGCAAAAATTCTTGGGCATGAAAAAATGCTAGAATGGAAATTAGCCGAGAATATGACTAGACCATTTGCTGACACTACTAAAGTACAAATGAATTATGCTATTGTAGCTCCACGTATGTATAAAGGAGTTATTGAGTCATTAGTTAGTAGAGTAACAGGCTTTGCGGATATGATTCAATTAACGCATCTTAAACTGCAACAGGTGTTGGCTAGAATGGTTCCTGATGGGGTATTTGTTGATGTTGATGGATTAATGGAAGTTGATCTTGGCAATGGAACAAAATACAATCCAGCAGAAGCATTAAATATGTATTTCCAAACAGGTAGTATCGTTGGTAGATCAATGACCCAAGATGGAGATATGAATAGAGCTAAAATTCCGATCCAGGAGTTACAGACATCGTCAGGAGGAGCTAAAATACAATCGCTGATCCAAACATACAATTATTATTTACAAATGATAAGAGATGTTACCGGATTAAATGAAGCTAGAGATGGCTCAATGCCTGACAAAGACTCTCTGGTTGGTTTGCAAAAGATGGCGGCTAATGCTTCCAATACCGCGACAAAACATATATTACAATCAAGTTTATATTTAACTTTACGTATATGTGAAAATATATCAAGAAGAGTTGCAGATTCTCTTAACTTCCCGTTAACGGCTAGTTCTTTAATGCAAAGCATTTCTGTTTCATCAGTTGAGACATTAAAGGAGTTACAGAATTTGAATTTACATGACTTTGGTATATTCTTAGAGCTAGAACCAGACGATGAGGAACGAGCACAATTAGAAGCTAATATACAAATGGCTTTACAATCAGGGGGTATTGATCTTGAAGACGCAATCGATTTACGACAAATCAAGAATATTAAATTAGCGAACCAATCTCTTAAGTATAAAAGAAAGAAAAAGATGGATCGCGATCAGGCTAATCAACAAGCTAATATTCAAGCTCAAGCTCAAGCAAACGCCCAATTAGCGGAACAGACAGCAATGGCGGAAGTTCAAAAACAACAAGCTATTACAGAACAAAAAATACAATTGGAGCAATATAAATCCAACTTTGAGATTCAAAGGTTGCAGCAAGAGGCTCAGATTAAAAAGCAATTGATGGCTGAAGAATTTGGTTATAATATGCAACTTGCTCAAATGCAAATCCAGCAACAGGAGGGGAAATTGAATATGCTCGAAGATCGAAAAGATAAGCGAACTAAAATACAAGCTACTCAAGCTTCCGAATTAATCGAACAAAGACAAAACAAGACATTACCTAAAGACTTCGAGTCAGCGGGCTTTGATACATTAGATGGTTTTGGGTTAGAACAGTTCGATCCTAAATAATAAACAAATTAATTATATAATATTTTATCATGTCAGAACAAGTAAAACAAGAAGGGGAATTTAAACTTAGAAAGTCTAAAGTCCCGACTGTTAAAGCTCCAGGAGTTAGTACAGTTGCAAAAGTAGATTTATCCATTCCTAAAGAAGAAGAAAATGCCGTTCAAGAGCAAAGCACAAATGAAAGCGTGTTACAGTCAGAGCAGCCCAAAATGGGATTGCAAGAAGTGGAGCAAGGAAACACCGAACAAAAAGTCATTACCAATCAAATTGAAGAAAACCAAGAAGTAACGACTATTACCTTAACGGATACAACGGCGAGCGTAGAAGAAAAAACAGAAGCGTTAGAAACTGAAGCTACTGCCGCGGTTAATGACTATAAAGAAACCGGTAAAAAATTACCAGAGAACGTAGAAAAGCTTGTTACCTTCATGGAAGAAACAGGGGGAACAGTTGAAGACTACGTTAGATTAAATACAGATTACAGCAGTGTAGATCCAGAAGCATTGTTGAAAGAATATTACAAGAAAACGAAACCGCACTTAGATAGTGAGGAAATTGAATTTTTCATGGACGAA